AGAAAAAGCTGAAAGCCAAAAGTTGATGGCGTGGGTCGCGGTCATAAGTATGATTATTTATGCGATGCTTCCTTTGATGCCATTCGTCAGCGAGTCTCGATTAAGCACAATAGCAGCCTTGTCAGACATGCTGTTTTTGTCACAAGCGTCCATCGTAGGCCTTTATTTCGGTGCAACTGCTTACATGAATAAGAAATAATGTGGCAGTTGTCCGCAATGATGGGCGTGGGCCTAATCCTGCTGAGTGGGACTTTCAAGCTGTACTACGATAAGGCAGAGGCCGAAAAGAAAACTTTACAAGGAGAGTTGCAACAAGCTATTTCGAATCAAGCAGTTTTAGAAGGCGAAATCAAAGCTCAAAACGAAGAATTAGAAAGGCAGATCGCTAGAGAAAGGCAGAATTTGCAAAGAATCAACGAACTGTCAAACGCCGCGAAAGAGGCTGAAAAAGAAGTGTCAGATATGCGACAAACTTTTGCGAGACACAACTTGAACATGCTTTCGGTACGCAAGCCGGGGTTGATCGAAAAGGTAATCAATAGAGGAACGGTAAAGGTAAATGAGGAACTTGCCGCTATTACTGACCCTAATCAGCTTAACTAGCTGTGCTTTGGTCAGGCCTGAACCTATACCAGATGTCAAACAGGTTGAAGTAGTAACGATTGAAAAGCCTGCTCCTGTGTATCACCCACCCTTACCTAACCAGATAGGACCGTTGCTTGTTGAGTGGCGCGTTTTGACACCTGCGACAATGCAGGTGTATTTAGATGATTTGAAGGCTGGTAAAGCACCTGTTGACGCGTATTATGGGCTTACACCTAAGGGATATGAAAACCTAAGCACGAACATAGCTGAAATCAAACGCTATATCAGACAAACGATCAGTATTATTGAATACTACAGAGGACTAGACAAAGATGAGCTACCGACTGAGGGAGATGCTGAAGCGCCATGAGGGCGTCAAAAGCCATGCTTACGAGGATCACCTTGGGTATGTAACAGTGGGTGTTGGACGTTGTTTGGATGAAAACGTAGGTCTGGGGCTTTCGGACGACGAAATCGATTATTTATTACAAAACGATTTAGATCGTTGTCGACGGGAGCTGGAATCGGAGTATTGGTGGTTCGATGATTTGGATTCTGTGCGTCAAGAGGCGCTCATAGACTTGTCTTTCAATGTAGGACAAACTCGATTGCGTGGATTTGTTAAAGCTTTGGACCACATGTCAAAGAATAATTTTGAAGAAGCTGGCGATGAATTTTACGACAGTAAATGGGCTACCCAAGTGGGCGACAGAGCTTTAGAAATTTGTCAAATGATCAGATCTGGCGAATATCAAGAAAGATAAATATGGGATTGATCGAGGACAATAACATAGCGTAAACTCACGGCATGGATGACATAGACGTTATTCAATACGTGCAAAAGACCATACGAGAGCGAAAAGCTCAACTTCACGAAGTGCTTGTGTCGGGGGCGGTAAAAGACATGGAGACATATCGTGAGTGCATTGGAGAGTTGCGGAGCTGCGACTATATCAATGAAGAAATCTCTCGGATGCTAGAAAGACAGGAACTATCAGATGACTGAATCTGCAAAAACTGACGTTGGCATGGCGGAATGTTACGTCCCCCCTGACGAACGCGTGTTAGACCCCTCCCTTATCGACAAATCAATACTAGACAGATTGCCCACCCCCACCGGTTGGAGACTTCTTATTTTGCCCTTTAGGCCACCAAACAAAACAGCCGGTGGCATTCTATTATCTAACAAGACAGTAGAAGAGGGCCAAATACAAACTGTCGCTGGATATGTCTTGAAAGCAGGCCCGTTGGCCTACAAAGACCCCGAAAAGTTCCCCAGTGGTCCTTGGTGTCAAGAAAAAGACTGGGTCATTTTCGCTAGATACGCTGGTTCAAGATTTCGATTGAATGATGAATCCGATGCTTCTTTTGGCTCAGAAGTACGCATACTAAACGATGACGAGGTTCTAGGCACTATTCTGGACCCCAACGATCTTTTCCATAACTAAGGAGGTCGCAAATGTCTGAAACACAGACCAAAGCTCATGAGGCCGACGACGGCCAAGTTCCCCTCAACTTCACCGAAGAGGCACAAGAGGTAGAAATTGAGACAGCAGAAGCCGAACCAGAAAGCCAGGAACAAGTGGCGGAAACGGCGCAAGAGGAAGACGACGAACACGAGCAGTATAGTAAATCTGTACAGAAACGAATTAACCAGTTGACGAAAAAATCTCGGGAGGCTGAAAGACAACGAGAAGAAGCTATTCGTTACGCTCAAAACGTACAGTCCGAAGCAGAAAACCTCCGCCAAAGGCTACAAAATTTAGATAAAAGTTATATTGACGAGTATGGCTATAGGGTCAATATCGAGCAGAAAAATGCCGAAGCAGCTCTTAAGCAGGCGCTGGATATGGGCGATTCGGAAGCCGCCATCGAGGCCCAGAAACGTCTGAGCAGTTTAGCCATAGCAGCAGATAAGCACTCCCAAGCTAAACAAAACAGGGAGCGACAAGCAGCTCAAGCCCTGGCTTCTCAGCAGCAAATTTCGCAAACGCAATATCAACAACCTGTTCAGCAACAGGTACAGCCTCAACCACAGCCTGATGAAAAGGCAGAAGAGTGGGCAGAGAGGAATAAATGGTTCGGCGAAGACCACGCAATGACGTTTGCGGCCTTTGGAATTCACAAACAATTAATCGAAGATGAGGGGTTTGACCCAAAATCTGATGATTACTATAATGAATTGGATCAACGGATGAGAGACGAGTTCCCCAATAAATTGGGGGAACAAACACAGTCGAGCAAGCGGCCCGCCCAAACGGTTGCCTCGGCGTCTCGAACCAGCACAGGAGGGCGCGGTAAAAAGGTTAAACTCACACCAAGCCAGGTTACCATAGCAAAGAGATTAGGTGTGCCACTCGAAGAATACGCAAAATACGTGAGGAGTTGAAATGTCAGAACTCAACGAAGAAATGGCAGCAATAAAAAAGACTTCCCGCGCCAAATCTACAAGAAGCACTACGGCGAGGCGAAAGCCGTGGGCTCCTCCTTCAAAATTAGACGCGCCACCAGCTCCCGAGGGCTTTAAGCACCGTTGGATCAGAGCAGAAGTGCGAGGGTACGATGACAGGCAGAACTTATCTGCACGACTCAGAGAGGGTTACGAACTTGTCCGAAAGGATGAGTATCCAGATTTCGAAGCTCCTGTCATGGACTCTGGCCGGTATGAAGGCGTTTTTGGGGTAGGAGGATTACTTCTTGCACGTATCCCGTTGGAAACTGTTGAAGAAAGAAACGCTTACTACAAACAACGCAGTAGCGATCAAATGGAAGCAGTTGATACGGACATGTTACGTGAAAATTCGCATTCAACTATGAGAATTAACTCTCCGGAGCGACAATCTCGTATAACATTTGGTGGTCAACAGAAGTAGACCAAAACTAGGAGAAAAGAAAGATGGCTAACCAAGACACAGCCTTCGGTCTTCGTCCTATCGGGCTCAATGGAGCTAGCGTAAATTCGACTGGTGTCACTCAGTACGAAATTGCTACAAACGAAACCAATGTCATTTATCAATACTCGCCTGTAATCCCAACTTCAGGTGGATTCATTGATATCGTTGGCGCTGCCAACGGTGGCACGGTTCCGTTCCTTGGCGTCCTGATGGGTGTAGAGTATGTAGACAGCTCTAGCAAAAAAACTGTCTTCAAAAACTATTGGCCTGGTTCAGGCAGCGTAAGTGTTGATACGAACTTTCCTATCAAGGCTTTTGTTGCGGACAACCCCAATCAGTTGTTCATGGTTGCTGCTGACGCTTCAGTCACAGACAGAGCCACTGCAATTGCTGACGTGTTCAAAAATTGTTCACTAGCAAACGCAACCTCTGGTTCAACGAACACCGGTAACTCAACCGCAGAGCTGGATATCAGCACCGCTGCTACTACAGCTACTCTTGCGATGCGAATTGTTGGTCTTTCGACTGATATCGCAAACCTTGATTACGATGCGGCTGGTACTAACTTCGTAGTTCGTTTCAACTTCCACTTCAACTCACCCGCATCCAGCTCTGATTCACAGACTACTGCGGACTCAACAGGCATCTAAGGGGATAACTCATGGCGATTTCAAGAGCCCAACTAGCTAAAGAGCTAGAACCCGGATTAAATGCTCTGTTCGGGTTGGAATATGATCGATACGATCGAGAGCATGCGGAAATCTTCGACGAAGAAAGTTCAGACCGAGCCTTCGAAGAAGAAGTAATGTTGTCTGGATTCAGCACAGCCCCAGTTAAGTCTGAAGGTGGTGCCATTTCCTTTGACGACGCGCAAGAAACCTACACTGCACGATACACGCATGAGACTATCGCTTTGGCCTTCTCTATCACCGAGGAAGCCGTAGAAGATAACCTCTATGACCGTTTAGCAGGTAGATACACGAGAGCTTTGGCTCGTTCAATGTCTCAAACTAAGCAGATCAAAGCTGCTGCAATTTTGAACAATGCGTTCGACACCTCCTTCCCAGTAGGTGATGGCGCGGCACTTTGTTCTTCTGCACACCCCTCGCTTTCTGGTAACCAACGTAATCAGTTGACGACGGCTGCAGACCTTAACGAAACTTCGTTAGAGCAAATGCTGATCGATATTGCTGGTTTGACCGACGAGCGCGGCTTAAAAATTGCTGTTCGCGGAATGAAACTGATTATTCCGAAAGAACTTCAATTTATTGCAGAGCGTGTAATCAACAGCAACTTGCGACCAGGAACCTCTGATAACGACATCAATGCAATGAAAGCAATGGGTATGCTTCCTGACGGAGCGGTGGTTAACCACTTCTTGACGGACAGCGACGCGTTTTTCATCAAAACTGATGCTCCTAACGGTTTTAAACTGTTCCAGAGAACGCCGATCAAAACTGCAATGGAAGGTGACTTCGATACCGGAAACATGCGGTTTAAAGCTCGAGAAAGATACTCTTTTGGGGTATCTGATTGGAGAGCTGTTTTTGGGACCCCAGGGGCCTAAAAAACTAGAAGGGCGGCACTTGCCGCCCTTTTTTTTAACCTTTATTATATTATTTCCTGACGGTCGCATTGGGTGACCGACACTAGCCACGACAGGAGAACAACATGGCTAATTCAACTTTTTCGGGACCAGTTCGTTCTGAAAGCACTTTTAAAACCGTAAGCAAAAATGCTACCACTGGCACAATTACTGAAGTTGCAACGCTTGGCGACGGGCCTGTCAGTTTAGCTGATGGCAACGTAACCCTTACCAATGCCACCCACAGCGGCAGGATATTGCTAGTTCCAGATGGCGGTCAGGATAATACTTACACTCTGCCCGCGCCGATTGCTGGTTCTGTGTTTAAGTTCGTTTACGCAGGCGGTGCAGCCGATGCTACGGATGCGCTCATTGTTACTCCGGGTAACACCAATTTTTATATTGGCGGCGTAACTTTCCTTGATACTGACGGTGACGCAATTAGTAGCGTATTCTCGGACGGCAACTCTAACAGCAGCATTCAGTTGAACGTGCCAGCCGGATTTGAAATCACTATTGTTGGTTTGAATACAACTAACTATCAGATTTTCGGTAACGTAACGAGTACAACTGCTCCTGCCTTTGCTGATCAATAATAGGAGGTTGACATGGCTGATGCAGTTACCTCACAAACGCTGATTGACGGTCCTAATAACGCTGTCATGAAGTTCACCAATGTCAGCGATGGCACAGGTGAAAGTGCCGTTGTCAAAGTTGACGTGTCGGCTTTAGCTGCCAGTGCTGACGGGGACACCTGTAACGAGGTCGTCATCGAGCGGATTTGGTGGCAATGCATAGGCATGAAAGTCAAAATCCTTTTCGATGCGAGCACTGACCAGTTTTGTATTGAGTTAGGTGAAAACCAAAGCGGAGATCACGATTACTCCAGCTTCGGGGGTTTAACTAACAACGCTGGCACCGGGAAGACCGGCGACATTGTATTTACCACAGTAGGACACTCCTCCGGTGATACTTACACTGTCATAATGTATATGCGGAAGAAGTTTGCGTGATATGGCTACGACTAAAAACGTGAAACGGTTGCCCTCCGGTAGAATTCAGTACCGGGGGGAAACCTTCGCTGGTTACAACAAACCGAAAAGAACTCCGGGCAAATCCAAAAAAAGTGCTGTGCTGGCAAAAAAAGGCAACCAAATCAAGCTAGTCCGTTTTGGTGATCCTAAAATGTCAATAAAAAAATCACAGCCTGGCCGCCGTGCTAATTTTCGGGCGAGGCATAATTGCGACACTGCAAAAGACAAATTTACAGCAAGATATTGGTCTTGTAAGGCATGGTGATGATGCGCTCAAGTATCCCAAAAGGTTTGAGTTACTACCGAAAAGGTGGAGCTGCCTCCAAAAAAAGCAAAGGAAGTAAGATTTGCCCCGAAGGCAAAGCCTGGGCGAAACGAACTTTTGATACTTATCCCTCGGCTTATGCAAATTTAGCAGCCTCCAAATATTGTAAAGACCCGAATTACGCTAAGAAGTCGAAAGGCGGGAGGCGTAAAGGGCGATAGTCATGGCGAAGGGTGAGCTACAGGAGTGGTTAGATCAAGATTGGAAGCGTATCGACAGCAAAGGCAATATTGCTGGCGATTGCGGCACATCCAAGGATAAAAAAAACCCCGACCGCTGTTTACCAGCAGCAAAAGCTCGTTCGCTCACAAAAACTGAGAGAGCAGCGACCGCAAAAAAGAAAAAAACAGCCGGTGCAAAAGGTCAACAAGTGGTTAAAAACACCAAAGCAGCGACTGTTAAGGTAAAAAATGGTGGTTTTGTTTACAAAAATCACCGTGGTTGTGGCGCCGTAATGCCTGATAGACGCAAAAAGACGCAATATAAATGACCAAAAGTGTCGCTGGTTTAGAAGGCGTTCTAGTGGAGGAAATTAGAGCTTGGTCTGAAGAGCAGCTCGAAATCGAAACCGAGGGATTGAGTGCCTGTCCATATGCGAAAGCTGCGTGGGAAAATGACCGTGTTAAGGTAATTTTTAAACATGACGCGCACAAACAGGCTTTGTACACAGCAATATCGCAATTCGAAGACCGGTATGACGTCACTGTTTTGGTTGACTTAGCCTTTGATAAGGCAGAAGATTTCCATGACTACGTTGAAGAGTTAAACGAGGCAATTTCAAAGGGTGTTTTCATTGATCGCAACATTTGGGTCATGGGTTTTCATCCCGAAGACGATGTAAATGAAGCGGTCGACGACGGTGGTTTCGAGCCTTTGGTTGAAGTTTCTTATGCGATGTATTTCATACAACGCTTGGATAAATTACAAACTGCAGCAGAAAAACTTTTGAAGCAGGACTATTATAAAAAATACTTTGGGGAGGCAATGCCTCCACATGTGTTTGAAACTAGAGAAAGTTACGCAAGGAGACTGTAATGGCTGGAAACGACAAAATGAGCCCACGCAAAGCAATGGCAATGGGCAAAGCTGCTAAGAAAGCTGGTGTGAAGAAAAGACGCATGGGCGGCGGCATGACAAAGAAAGCCGGCGTAAAGAAAAACGGGTCAGCTGCTGTGAACAAAATGAACCGCCGCGTGCCGATGAAGCCAGTCATGCGCCGTAATGGATCAGGGAAGAAGAAAACATAAACCATGGCAACTTCCGGATCGAAAAATTTCGAGCTGGACGTCACTGACTACATAGAAGAAGCGTTTGAGCGTTGTGGTCAAGAGGTTCGTACTGGCTATGATTTGAAGACTGCAAAGCGGTCTTTGAATCTCTTGTTGGCTGACTGGGCTAACAGAGGCCTTAACCAGTGGACCATAGAGCAGACAACGGTGACGATGACAGCAGGCACGGCATCGTACTCTTTGAACGCAGACACTATTGATATTTTGTCAGCGGTTTTACGTCGCGATGGCACGGATTTATCTCTCGAGCGGTTAAGCCGAGCAGAGTTTTTGAACATCCCGACCAAGACCACCCAGAGTCGTCCGAATCAATTTTTTCTTGATCGACAAATAACACCAACTTTAAAAGTGTGGCCTACACCGGAAAACAGCACCGATCAAATTATTTTTGATCGTCTTGTCCGCATGGATGACGCAGACAGTTACACGGACACAATGGAAGTGCCTTTCCGTTTCTACCCGTGCCTAGCGGCAGGTTTGAGTTATTACATTGCCATGAAAAGAGCGCCCGACTTAATAGGGTTACTCAAGCCAATATATGAGGAAGAAATGCAACGAGCCATGGAAGAGGACCGAGATCGAGCTTCTTTCAACATCGCTCCAGCCTTTAACGCATATAGGATGTAATCATGGCTAAATTTGCTTCCGGAAAAAACGCATACGGAATCTCGGACCGCTCTGGTGTGCGTTATAAATTAAGTCGCATGCGCAAGGAGTGGACAGGGGCTCTTGTTGGTTACGACGAATGGGAGCCAAAGCAGCCGCAGTTGTTGCCATTACCCTCTATATCTGATCCGCAAGCTTTGAAAGACCCACGACCAGATCGCGTAGAGCCGCTGGTGATACATGTTGGAGTGCCTATTTTGGCTGACCCCTTCACGCCCATCCTGGGTGTGGGAAACATTGGTTCTGTGACGGTGACAACGACATGAGTTTTACATACGCACAGCTCAAGACAGCTATACAAGACTATACAGAAAATGATGAAACAAGTTTTGTTAATAATTTGAACTTGTTTATCAAAAATGCGGAGGAACGCTTACTTAAAAACGTCCAGCTGACTGAGTTTCGTAAGAATGTGACCGGCACGATGACCGCATCCAATCAGTTTCTAGCGGTCCCGTCTGATTTCTTAGCGCCGTTTTCCCTGTCGTTTGGTACGACCAAGGCTTTTTTGGAATACAAAGACGTCAATTTCATACAAACCTTCAATCCCACGTCTACAACCACAGGCACACCTCGTTATTACGCTTTTTTTGATGTAGATAACTTTATCATAGCTCCTACTCCTGACAGCAATTATACC